TTTGTGGTTCTTTGTTTTGTAAATTCAATAAGAATATACACAATGTAATGGCAAACAATCTTAAAACTTTTTTACAAAAGTTTTTTGATAAAAAGAAACCAAATGATACTCTGGTTAAAATGTCAGGTGCATTACCTGATTATGAATATGCATATGATTTTATGCCAGTTGTTGATTTTAGATTAAATGAATATGGAATATAATATGAGTGAAGATTTTAAAAGTTTTAATATAGTTTATAAAAGAGAATATCAGGATCCAGAAGATAGCATGGATACGTTTTGGTCTTCATATACTCTTTATAGAAATGTACCTATTTCTAAAATTAAATATTATAGAAAAAGATTACTAATGTTTAAAGATTATATGGATAAATCTTTTAAAGAAAAAGCAACAAATTTTACAGGTGCTACTGGTATTGAGATAATATATCCAGATGAATATTACCAAACATACGAAGATGTGTTTGGTCCAGAAACAGCAGCTGGTGATAATAATTTATATAATGACTTTGGTCAATTATGGAATACAAGACACGGTTTTAGAAAAGACTTTGATCCAGATTTAATAAAAAATTACAAAGCAATAATTTAATAAGGAGGATACAATATGGCAATAGATACAAACGTATGTTACTTTAAAGATGATGTAGGTAAAAACCTATACAGAAAAAAAACATACTATAATCTTGTTATAGAACAAGAAGTATTAGCAAAAGATAGAGACGAGGCAGAAAAACTGCTTGGTGAATGTGGTATTGACCATTCACAGATTAACCACGAAATAACAGAAACAAAAGATGGTGTTGAAACTTATATGGTAGATGCCAATTATACTGAAAGTGGTGACTTAGAATATATGGGTAAAGTACAGTATGAAGACGAGGAATACGCTGAGGAAGATGGATTAGTTGAAATATGTTCTTATGCTTCAGAAACTATTAAACCTACTGAAATGTCTGAGGAAGAAGAAAAAGAAAAAGATAAAATTAATAATATGTACACAACAAAAGGAGTATAATTATGATAAACGAAATAGCAACAATTGATATACTTAATTCCGCATTGGATAAATTAAGTGAAATTAACTATAATGATATAAAAAGTATTGAAAGCAAAGTAGTGGATGCCAAAGATACCTTAATTACTTATAGAGATAAACTTCAAAAAGAAGTTGATGAATTTGATAAATGGGCAGAAACTCAATCAAATATTGATACAGCAATACAGTTAGATGCTGAAGAACAAAAGTAGAACATTTGGTAAATTAACGCTTGACAAATACAACAAAATATGATAGGATATAGTTAAGAAATGGCAATATTATACACAAAAAATACTAGTGGTGCTATTCGTAAACTAAGAAATAGAAAACCTACAAAAGAATATTTACTTGCCCTTAAAAAACATATTAAATGGTTAAAAAGTTTAGGTCTGAATATAAATGAAAAAGGTAGAATTGTTATGATGAAAAAAGTTAATACTGGAACAATAATGTTTAGTGACATTAAAAAGGATCCTAATTTGAGAATGGATGCTCAATATTATTTAAAACAAAAATTTAGTGGCGGAACGAAACCTGTACACAACTGGAGATTGCAAGAAAGTAAAAAATTTACAATTGCACCTGCTTATAACAAGGGTGGATACCAAGTAATTACGCAGAAAAACGTAAAGGATATTGGTAAATGAGCTGCGACAATTTGTCTATTGCATTTAAAAGAATTATGGTATATACTATTTCTATAAACTTAAAAAAAGGAGTTACATTATGAAAAAGTTTTTAATTACAATTGCTATTGTTAATAGTTTATTATGGTTTGGTTTATCAAGTATTGCTAAATCAGATGAAACAAAAATTACATTACCGTCAGATGAATATACAACTGCTGTAATTGGTCACGTTATTAGAAACTTTGATAAGATGGACCATGATGCAGTAATGAAAGCAGAATTACTAAGAATAGCACACACGAATGCTATTCAGATGTTACAAGTGTTACAAACACATTTACCAGCGATGTTAGATGGTGTTATAACAGATATGAAATTAAAAGCAGATAGTGAGTACAAGTGCTCGCTCACTCCTGATTACAAAACCAACGAGTGCAAATAGAGGAGAACGTTATGGATATAAAAGAAAAAATAAAAAACAATGATTTGAGTATGCCACAAATTATTGCAGAATTTAACACTTACAAAACAAATGCTGAGAAAGCAAAGTTTTTAAGAGAAATGGGTCAATTAGGTTTACCTTATGATGTTAAATGGGAAAATTTAGCAAAAGTATATGAAGGTACTAAAAGCTGGCCTAAAGTTTTGAGTAACGCTCAAAAAGACGAAGATATATTGAATGATTATAAATCAGGTAAATATATTGATCCAGTTGGAGAAACAGATGAGGAAGAAACTCTTACAATGCGGGAGTTAAATGCGATTATCTAGTATCTTATTGATGCTAATGTTAACCAATTGTACTATGGGTATGAAAGATAGAACAACACATGCAGGCATATTTGTTGACCATTTAAACAATATGCCTATAGGTAAAACAAATTATTTACTATGGCACAATGTAAATACTGGTAATAAAGGTGAAATTAAAATCACAAGAAGTTATTATCAAAAGAGTGCTGCTAAATGTGTTGACTATCAATCTGTAGTAAATATCCAAGATAGCTGGCCTATGAATTACTTAGGTAGTTTAGATAGGTCAACTGAATTTGGAAAAGCATGCCAGATGCCTGACGGTAGATGGAGAATTATAAACAGAATGAAATAATGAGAGAACCAAATTATAATGTTATATTTTTTATTGTTTTATTACTTACTATTCTTATATGGAGTAAAACTATTGCGGATGAAAACCAACCAAAATTTACAAAATCAAATTGTGTAATGGAAATTATCTATGACGAAAACATGGAAAACGAAGTCAGTAAAAAAGTAGTATGTAGAGACGGAGTTGTAGGTCCTACTTACTGGCAGTTATTTGCTCAATTTTACTACAATGGAAACGAAGTGCCACCTTATTGTAGAAAAATTAGTAATAATGGTTGGAAACCTAAAACCGTATGTTTAACAGAAAAAGGCACTTGGGAGAAACAATGATTAAATTAATTTTTGGTATGATAATAGGTGGGATTATTGTTTATCATAATCCAGATATTGGTTATGATATTTGGCATAATTCAATTGAATACATTAGAGAGGTAATAAAGGAGAACTAATAATATGAAAAAATATATAATGATTTTTGCTTTAGTTTTTAGTACAAATGCTATTGCAGATACAACGTGTGACAACCAAGGAACTTGGTTTGAAAAAGAATGGTGTGAAACTGTTGAATTTCAAAAGACAAGTTGGAATAACGGCAAAGAACAAGTAAATAATACATTTAATCAAATTGCTGATGGTGTTACAAAAGTAATGACAACAATAACATCAAATAACTAATAGGAGAAATGATGAACAAATATATAATGATAATCTTACTAGGACTTATAGTAACAGGTTGTTCTAGTACGGTGCAAGTGAAACACGAAGGTACTACTAAAAGTGGTATGTTAGAAGAAGTACCTAAATGGTTTGTTGAGAAAAAAGGTAACAAAGGTGTCTTTGGTAAAAAAGATAAATTTTATCTTTATGGTGTGGGTGTAGCAACAAGTCCAGACCTACAATTAGCAATGGAAAAAGCAACCATGATTGCAAAAGCGGATTTAGCAGATGTGATGCATGGTGAAATGAATAAAAATGCTAATTTGTATATACAAGAAGTAGGTGCTGAAGGTGCTAAAATGGTTAACTCTCAGGCAGAATCCACAATTGTAAATTTAATTAAACAAACAAAAGTACAAGGTTACGAACAATGGGAAGTTGCTTTATCTATTACGAGTAACAATGAGTATAGAGTTTATATGGGTTTACAGTTGCCGTTAGGTGAATTGAATAAGTTACAGAAACTTGTAAAAGCTGAGATAAACAAGAACATAAATATGGAAAATGGTGATATTGCCATTGAAAATTTAAGTAAAATAGCAACGGAGTAAAAATTATGTATATAGTATATTCAAAACCAAATTGTACCTATTGTACAAAAGCAAAAGGTTTATTGAAACAACTTGAATTACCATATGAAGAAAAAATGTTTGGTAAAGATTTTACTTCACCTGAACAATTATTTGAGGCAGTAGGTAAACAAGTAAGAACTATGCCACAGGTAATGTATGGTGATAAACTTATAGGTGGTTATACTGATTTGAGAGAACACCTAATAAATGAAGGTAAAATCAATTTTCAAGGTGAAATCAAGGAATAATCTTTGGTGTACCAACCCAGGACGGATAAAACCAACCAAGTGCATAGTGTATGACAGCAAAAATAATCTCATTTTTAACAGGTAAAGAATTACCAAATAATAAACTTACTACTGATGAGAAGGAATCTATTGAAGTAAAATTAAAAAGAGAAGAAAAAATTAAATATGCAAAAGCAATTACAGATGATTTAATGATGCACATAATTCATAGTTGTCACCATGAAGGATTAAATATTGGAAAACCTGATCCAAAAGTAGCAAATAAAACTTTTATGGATTTAGGTATTTTTTTAGAAGCATTTAGAGGATTAATATATAGAGAATTAGATTTGGAACACCCATTTCATTATTTAACAGACAATTATATGTTTCCACAAAAAGATGAGAAGTCAGGTAAAACATATTCTGTTATTGATTATGAAGGTAAAAAAATTGTTGATAGAGAAGACAATGATGAAATTGAATTTGAAGGAGAAAATTTAGACAATGATACTGATAGATTACAGCCAGATAGCGATAAGTAATATTGCTGTTCAATTAGCAATGAGTAAAGATAAGATGACCTTATCTGTACCTATTGTCCGTCATATGATATTAAACTCTATAAGAGGTTTAGTACATAGATTTAAAAATGATTATCCAGGTGAAGTGGTGATTGCAGTAGATGGTCCTAGTCCTTGGCGTAGAGATATATTTCCACACTATAAAGCAAAACGTAGAGAAGGACGAGACGAATCCAAAACTGATTGGGAAAGTGTATTTGGATTAATTCACATAATTAAAGAAGAAATAAGAGATAACTTTCATTATAAAGTTGTACAATTAGATAATGTAGAAGCAGACGATATTATTGCGGTGATATGCAAAAAACAACATAAAGAAAAGATATTAATTATATCTGGTGACAAAGACTTTCAACAGTTACAGAAATATCCCAATGTAAGTCAGTATTCACCTATACAGAAAAAGTTTATAGAAACAGAAAGTCCACATGAATATATTTACGAACATATATTAAGAGGAGATACCTCAGATGGTATACCAAACTTTCTATCACCAGACGATACATTTATCAATAAGATAAAACAAAAACCAATTACAAAAAAGAAGTTGTCATATTGGTTAGATGTATTAATGCAAGGCGAGGATCCTAAATCATTTTGTAATGAATATCATTATCGTAATTATCAAAGAAATCAAAGACTAATTGATTTTGATTATATTCCAGATGATATGGAAGACGATATATATAGTACATATAAAAATATTAAGGTTAATGATAAATCAAAAATATTACCTTATTTAATTAACAATGACTTGAAAGAGTTGATAAGTAAAATAGAGGAGTTTTAAAATGGCAGACGAAATGTATCAATTATCTTACCACGAAATATTAACTAAAATTAATAACGCAAAAGATAAAACAAAAAAAATAGAAGTGTTAAAAAAGTATGACACCAATGAGTTGAGAATGTTAATGAAAGCAGCTTTTGATCCTAAATTAGAGTGGTTATTTCCAGAAGGAAAACCACCATATAGAGAAAATGAAGCACCACTAGGCACAGATCACTCTTGGTTAAAATTTGAAATTAAGAAATGTTTTCATTTTTTAAAAGGTGGTAATCCACAATTATCACAATTGAAAAGAGATAATATGTTTATTCAGATGTTAGAAAGTTTACATCCAGACGAAGCAAATATACTTATTTGGGTAAAAGATAAAGAGTTAAATAAACACTATAAAGGTTTAACTTCCAATTTAGTGAAAGAAGCATTTAATTGGGACGATAACTTTATGAGAATTAACTAATTAAAAATGTCTAATCAAAAGGAAATGGAAATTTTTTCCTTATTTGCAAGACCTTTAGCTGTTCTAAAAATAGATGAAATACCAAAAGTAGAAGACATAGAGGATAAAGTCTTTCAACAAGCAGGTTGGAATCAATATAGTCATATTGGCGAATACTCTAAAGATTTAAAAATCTTATCACAGTTTCCTGAAACTGAAAAAGCAATTACAGAAAAGGTACAAGAGTATAACGACAAGGTAATGAATTATACAGACAATACGGTTCAGTTGATGAGTTCTTGGATAACCAGATTTAAACCTGGTTACAAAGGTAACTTACATAACCATGCTAACTGTATGTATTCAGTTGTACTTTATCCTGTATCAGGAGGATCTACAATATCATTTGTAGATTATGGTAATAAATGGCAATGGGACATAAGACCTAAAAAAAATAATACTTTTAATACTCAAAGACTAACAATAACTCCAGAAAAAGGAATGCTGTTAATATTTCCCGCATTTGCAGATCATACAGTAGATGTAAATACGGATAATAAAAGCAGATATTCTATAGTGGCAAATTATACTATTAAAGGTCCAGTAGGATTTGAAGATACGGAGTGGTATGTTGATGGTTATGCTATACCTTCAGATAATAAATAGTTAAAGTGCGACAATTTGACTTGTTTTTTTGTCAAAAAGGTTGTAAATACTAGGTTTTTTTATTAAAATAGTACTTGACTTTGCAGTTATTTTATGTTATTATATTACTATAAATTAACAAAACAAAGGAGAATACGTTATGGCAAAAGTAAAAAACCTTGCAATGAATGATGCAGAAAATCAAGTTGATAAGTTTATTTCTAAGTTAAAAGACGGTCAAATTGATTTAGATACCTGTAAATCTAAAATATTACAAATTGCTAACATTGAGTTAATTGATATTGATGAATACAATATTGATGAAGTACTTGCTATGGAGTGTCAGTAATAATAAAATTAACAACGGATGAAAGGTAAATACAATTGGCAAGAAAAAAATTAGATAGATTGTCAGAAAACTTTAATGGTGCAAAACCATATTATCCTACATTAACGGATACTGAGTTATGGTTTGATATATTAAATAATCTTATCTTTAAAAGAAAATTACCGTCATTTGATAGTATTGAAATTAGAAGATTACATGCTACCGTAGGTGCAGTTATTATCAATAAAAAGAAAAGAAAAAAAAGTGAATGTCATTTACAATTACATTATATAATGAAAGACTTTAAAACTTTTCTTACTGTACTAGGACACGAAATGGTACACTTATGGCAATTTTATTTTTTAAAAGACAATTCTTGCAATCACAATATAGAATTTTATAAATGGCGTAGAGTATTTGGCGCCAATGGTTTAAAACTAACATTAACAATAAACAATGACGTTAACATTGATTAGGAGGTCTATGAGAATATTAACGCTAACAATACTTTTTGTAGGTGTTTCTTTTTTAGGAAATATGCTTGCAGAAAAATACAAAGAGTTTAATCAAAAAAGAATAGAAAGTTTAAACTCACAAAAAGAAGTAAATAGAATTATTTTAAATGAACCAGATACTATTGAAAAATATGTGTCTAATTATGTACCAAAAATAATTACAGGAAAAAATGTTACAAAATCTGAATTTGTTTATTCACTTAATCAATGTATAGATTATATCTATGCTAATACGCCAGATGAAAAACATGTACCAAAAGAACTAGTGATAGCACAAGCAATTATTGAAACAGGTTGGGGTACAAGTAGATTTGCTATTGAAGCAAATAATTTATTTGGTATTAGAACTTTTAATGCAAATAGTGAATGGATGTTACCAGAAACTTGGGACCAAAACAAATGGATTGGTTGGGGTGTGAAAATATATAAAAATAAATGTGATAGTGTAAAAGATTATATTCGTATATTAGATGAAGTTTATGCGTATGCTGATTTTAGAGAAGCGAAGAAAAACGGTGCTGATGTTTATGAATTAGCAGACAATTTAAAAAGTTATGCAAGTAAACATAATTATACAGAAATCATAAAAAAAGTGATTAGAACAAGCGTATCTCAATATGAACTGTAAACTATAACAATGGAGTAATATATAATGATGACAAATGAAGATATGAAAAGATTACAACTACCTGAACTAACACCAATTCAGATACGTAGAATTAATAACGCTGAAACAACGTGTAAAAATGCTACAAGTGATTGGGCAAAGAACTATTGGTATAATGTACTTTCTAAATTATGTGAGAAGTATGGTTGTATGGACTACTTCAGAAAGGTGATACACTAATGAATATATTTTATTTAAGTAAGGATCCTAAAATAGCGGCAAAACAACACGTAGATAAACATGTGGTAAAAATGATTGTTGAATATGGACAATTATTATCTACCGCTCATAGAATGCTAGACGGTGTTAAAACTGAAGCAAGAAGTAAAACAGGTAGAAAAACTTGGCGATATATCATGGAAGACAATGAAAAACAAAATACTATATATCAAGCAGTCCATTATCATCATCCAAGTGCTGTATGGGCAAGAGAAACAGAAAAACAATATATGTGGTTATATGATTTATTTGTAGAACTAGGAAAAGAATATACATATAGATATGGTAAGATACATAGTACTAATATGAAGTTAAATAAAATATTATCAAAACCTCCTGTAAATATTAAAAAAGAAGGTTGGCGAGAACCACCACCAGCAATGTCTCATTATCCACAATGCATTGTACCAGGTGATAGTATTGCTAGTTACAAAAACTATTACGTTGAAGCAAAAGCATATTTTGCTAAATGGACTAATAGAGAAGTGCCAACATGGTACGCTGCTAGAGTATTAGCATCATAATGAAAGATAACAATGCCAATTTATACATTTAGAAATAAAAAAACTGAAGAAGAATTTTCTGAAATGATGACCATTGCAGAAATGGAAGAGTACTTAGAAAAAAATAAGAATATAGGTATTGTGCCAGCCGCACCTATGATTGTAGGTAGTGTAGGACATATTGATAGTAAAACTGATAGTGGTTGGAAAGACCATTTAAACAGAATTGCAGAAAAACATCCTACTAGTAATTTAGCAGAAAGATATAGACGAAAAGGTGTAAAAGAATCCAAAACAAAAGCAGTACTTGAAAAACATAGAAAAAGACGAGCTGGAAAGAATGTATAAATAGGAATAATTATGGCGAGTAAAAAGAAAACTTTAGAAATATCTTTAAAAGATATGACGGAGATTAAACCTATTACGGATAATCAAAAGGAAGTATTTAATCATTTTACAGATAAAAATTTATTTCTTTATGGTGTTGCAGGTACAGGTAAAACATTTGTTGCATTGTACAACGCATTAAAAGATGTATTAGATCCTAAATCACCAAGAGAAAGAGTTTATATTGTTCGTTCAATCATACCTACAAGAGATATAGGTTTCTTACCTGGTGATGAAGAAGATAAATCATACTTATATCAAGTACCTTATCAAAACATGGTGAGGTTTATGTTTAAGAGAAGTAGTGATGCTGAGTTTGATAGATTATACAATGATTTAAGAAATCAAGGTACGATAGATTTTCTTACTACAAGTTTTTTAAGAGGAGTTACAATAGATAATGGAGTTATTATTGTTGATGAATGTCAAAATTTAAACTTCCATGAATTAGATACTATTATGACTAGAGTAGGACAAGACACTAAAATTATTTTTGCTGGCGATATGCAACAAACAGATTTAACAAAAACACAAGATAGAAATGGAATATTAGATTTTGTAAATATACTTCAAGCAATGCCTGAAGTAGAAACTATTGAATTTAATTTGAATGACATAGTAAGAAGTGGTCTAATAAAATCATATCTATTAAATAAAATAAAGTTAGGACTCCACTATGACCAAGTTTAATGAAGCATTAGAAATAATATTACACCACGAAGGTGGTTATGTAAATCACCCAAAAGATCCAGGTGGTGAAACAAATCTAGGTGTTACCAAAAGAGTATATGAAGAATTTGGCGGCACAAAAGATATGAAAGACCTTACCAACGAAGATGTAGCACCAATCTACAAAAAAGGTTATTGGGATAAAACAAAATGTGATGATATTCCAGATGGTTTAAATCTTTGTATATTTGACTTTGCTGTCAATGCAGGTCCAGGTAGAGCGGCAAAGTATTTACAAACAATGATAGGCACAGTTGCAGATGGCGGCATTGGTCCAAACACACTTAAAGCATTAGATGCTTATATAGAAGAAGTTGGTGGTGTGTCAGAAGCAATTAAAGAATATCAAAAAAGAAGACAATCATATTACGAAGGACTTTCCACATTTGCCACATTTGGTAAAGGTTGGACAAGACGTGTTACTGAAACTACAGAAACAGCGTTATCCTGGGTTAAATAAAAGCTTGACATTTTCACTATAATGTGATATAATAGTCCCTAGTTGAATAGTTAAAAAAAAGGATTATTATGTTTATTCACAAAAAACCCACAGGTGAGGTGCCTGTTTTAAAAGCGAAAAATGTTCACGGTAAAAGATTTTACGAACATTTAGAAACCAAAGAAATATATCCGTCAATTACTTCTGTTTTATCTATAAGAGATAAAGAGGGTATTGATAAATGGCGTAAAAAAGTTGGTAATGATGTTGCTAATCATATTATGATACAAAGTGCCAATCGTGGCACACAAGTACACTCAATGGTTGAAGATTATTTAAATAACCTTGATGTAGATGGTAATGACGAATATAAGAAACAGTTTTTAGCACGTATGATGTTTCAGGTATTTAAACCTGTACTTGGAAACATAAATAATATTAGACTACAAGAAGCCGCAATGTATTCAGAAAAATATACAGTTGCTGGGCGTGTAGATTGTATTGCTGAATATGATGGTGTTTTATCAGTTATAGATTTTAAAACATCAAAAAGTGATAAAAAAGAAGACTGGATTGAAAATTATTTTATACAAGGGAGTGCGTATGCACAAATGTATGAAGAACACTTTAAAGAACCTATTAAACAGGTTGCAATACTAGTTGTTACTGAAGAAGGTACTACCCAAGTATTCACTAAAAGAGTTGATGATTATTTGCCAAAACTTAAAGAAGCAATAGAAAACTTTTACAAGTGGGTAGAAACAAATGATAAAAAAAACAATTAAATATTTCACAGGAATATCTATAGTATGTTTTTTATTTTTGATCTTTGTTTACAATATAGGACAGACAAATACTGAAGCACAAGAACATGAAATTGATACGTTGCAATTGTATCAACAACAAGTGCCTGTTGTTTGTGGTTCACAACCAAGTATAAATGAGTATATGAAAATAAGAGGTTTGACACCAAAGGCAGCATCTTTAGGAAGAGCAAATGCTGAACCAGATGGACAACCTGTTTATATGTTAACTCATTACTTTGATGATGCACACACTCAGGTATTGACAACAGTTACAATTCCTGGTGGTTTAGAAGTTTGTATAATGTATCATGGTTATGATTTGATACAAATTGAAGGAATTTAATGATGAAAGTTAGATAATAACTTGTTAGGACGTGGGTGCAACCCCCACCACCTCCACCATAAACACATTTTGAGTGTGCTTATGGGGGGTGTGTTCGAGGTTCGACTACAACTAAAACTAACTGGAGTTAAATCGTTGACTACGTAAAGTCACACTTATAAACGCTTATACTTACAATACAGCGTTGGCAGCTTAATGCCAAGGGGTTTGCCTGTACCTTGCAACAGAAACAGGCATTGATGCCGCTTTAGCTCAGTTGGTAGAGCAACTGATTTGTAATCAGTAGGTCCGCGGTTCAAGTCCGTGAAGCGGCACCATTAAAAGCTTGACTTTTTAGTTAAAATGTGTTATAATGTATTATATAATTAGAATAAAAAGGAATAATAATGACAAAACAAAGTGAAATATTTTATGAACTTTTGAAAAAAATGAAAGATGTACATGATGCCAAGCGACATGATTATGCTTCCCAAGAAGATGTATTCAAAAATTTTAGAACTTGTGAAATGGCAGGTATTCCTGCATGGAAAGGTGTTGCTGTTAGAATAGGTGATAAGTTTAGTCGTTTAATGTCATTTTGTAAACAAGGTGAATTAAAAGTTATTGATGAAAGTATTGGTGACACTTTAATTGATATGGCAAATTATGCTTTAATATGTCATATTTTATTTTATGAACAAAGACATAAAGAACGTAATAAAGGTTTAGATGAACTAACAGATATGTTTTTAAAAAATCAACAATCTATCTCTACTGATACTACTGATAATGAGGGTAGAAATTAATGACACCTAAACAATTTGCGTTACTTATAGAAAAAAGAGCAAGTCAGAAAAAAATAACTCACATGGAAGCTGTGTTAGATTATTGTAAAGAAAAAGAATTAGAAGCAGATCAAGTAGGAAATCTAATTAATAGAAACTTAAAAGAAAAAATAAGGGCAGATGCGGAAGCTTTAAATTTCTTACCAAAAACTGCTAGACTGCCTGTATAAAGGAGATATAATGAGTAATGAGATAATTAATCACACATTTAAATTTAGGATAGGTGATGATACAGAAAAAGGTGGTTGTACCTTTGTAGGTGGTCAATGGCGAGACGTAACTACAGATGAATTATTTAAAAATAAAAAGATAGTATTGTTTAGTTTACCAGGTGCATTTACACCTACGTGTTCTAGTGATCAACTTCCTGGTTATGAGGAAAAATATGAAGAATTTAAATCTTTAGGTGTTGATGATGTTTATTGTGTATCAGTAAATGATGCTTTTGTAATGAATGCTTGGGCAAGAGATTTGGGTATTAAAAAAGTAAAAATGATACCAGACGGTGATGGCAAGTTTACAAGTAATATGGGAATGTTAGTTGACAAACCTGCACAAGGTTTTGGTAAAAGAAGTTGGAGATATTCTGCTTTTGTTGAAAATGGTGTAATTACTATGTTT